CCCCACCGCCGCCGCCTACACCACCATTCCCGCCATACGATTGAGAGCCAGCCGAAAATATTCCGCCGCCGCCGCCGCCAGCAAAATAGTAACCAGCACCAGCAAGAGCGCTGGCTAAACCTGCACCACCCGCGCCAGCTATTAATGTTGTTACTTTATTTTGCCCGACACTACTTGCACCGCCCCCGCCAGCAGCCGTAGAACTATCTGAAGTTCCTCCAGCATTACCTTGACCAGCAGTACCTGCTCCTGCCGCCGCACCAACAGCCCCGCCGCCACCTGAACCACCAGACGTAGCAGCAGCAGCACCATTAGCGCCTGCACCACCTCCGCCGCCAGTTGCTGTAATAGATGCAGGTGCGCCGATTGAAGAATTAACCCCAGCACCACCAACTGTACCAATGACCCCCGCGCCACCACTACCAACAGTAATTGTGTACGAAGTGCCGGGAATCACGGCTAAACCTGAACCTGTAAGAAAACCACCTGCGCCTCCGCCAGCACCGTTAGATGAACCCCCAGCGCCGCCGCCAGCTACAACCAGATACTCTACAGACGTAACACCTTGAGGGCATACCCACGTAGATGTTGCATTAAATATCTGTACAACGGTAGAAAAGCCTTTGTTAAGACTAGTCAAATTCCAAATAGCCGAACTCAGCGCGGTAGGCGTAGTACCACTTATTATCTGACCGGGATAACCATGAATTGCCATAGCAACCCCTTAAGTTATATCTTCGTAGCTTATTGAGTAGGTGATCCCACTAGCTGTACCAGATGTGACCGAAATACTTGTGCCTTCTTCTAAGTAAATCGCTGTAGTTTTATCCGTAACGATTAACGAAGCGTCAGCAGGTACAGATACTGTACTTACGATTGGATACGCAGTACCGCCAGCAGGAGCAGAGCCTTGCGCAACTGCACCGTTTGTGTAGAGAGACACCGTAGTATCTACAGCAGCGGAACCATTCACATTAGCAGCAACAATCTGGTTGATCTTAAAGACCTTGCCAGACGAAGCTGCATTAGGTAACAGAACCACCGCAGCAGTACCAGATGGGGTGTAGTACGTCGTCTTACCATAAATGGAAGTGACTGCAACAATATTGGGGTTAGCCATGATTACTCCTTAGAATCCAAAGATCATCGCCATAGCGATAGATTTACCTGTTGTAATGCCACCTGATGCTGCAGACCATGTTGGTGCGCTTGCGCCATTACTTGTTAACACTTGACCCGCAGTACCAGCCGAAGTAAACGCATACGCAGTGCCGGTACCATAAGGCACAGCGCCCGCAACAGGCGTAGCTGTCGCATTAGTGCCACCATTTGCTATTGCTAATGTACCTGCAACAGTTACAACGCCTGTGGTAGCAGTACTAGGCGTTAAGCCTGTACTACCAAATGAAATAGATGACACATTGGTAACCGAGGCTTTAGTAGCAATGGTTTGCAACGCGCCTGCGTTGTCTTTATAAAAAAGCTTACCATCAGTAATATTGATGGCTAACTCACCATCAGCCAAGTTAGTAGTGCTTGGAGAAGCTGCTGCTGTTGTGCTATAGTATAGCTTTATTGGGGTATAGCCTGCTTGTGCCATTAAAAGGTTCCTCCTGAAATACCGCCCGTTACGCCTGTGCCAGCAGTCAGTATGTTAGTTGACGAATTAAAACTGAGATTTGCTGATTGCGCCAGCACACTTGTACTTGACGCAAACAATACACCATTTGCAGTAAATGTGGATAAGTTTGTACCCCCATTTGCAGTTGGTAAAACACCCGACACGCCAGTTGCCAAAGGTAAGCTAGCACCTTGACTCAGATCATACGTGTCGCTTGTCTGAATCTCTTGTATCGAGGTTGCGTTAAGTACGAGTGGATAACGTGCTGTCATTTTTAATCCTTAGAAGCAGGTCACATTGACCGTAGTAACTCCATTATGCAATAACACAGGCACAAAGCCATTCCCAATAGGTATGTCTGTCTGACTTCCTGAATGCAATGTTATTGGCAAGTATGTAGGGTTAACCTGCCATGCTGCTGTTGTACCTGTAGATTTTAATACGTAGCCAGACGTTCCGATACCCAAACGAGTAGCACTGTTAACTCCATTGCCTAAAATTAAATCACCAGTTGATGTGATTGGCGATAAATTGTTAAACGCAGTACCTGCTGACGTAGCGTTTGTACCGCCATTAGCAATAGATACTGGAGCAGTAAGACTAAAAACAGTGCCAGTTAATGTGAGGCCGTTACCTGCGGAGTATGTGCCTGTACCAGAGAACTGCGACCATGAAATTGGACTTGTGCCTACAGTAGCTACTGGTAAAGTTTGCACCCAGCCAGTGTTTCCATACAATGTGCCGTAAGTAACAAAGGTAAAGTCGCCATTGGCAATCTCTATATTAGTGTCAAAGTCAGTAGCACGAGTTAATACTGTACCACCTGTAGCCCACGTATAAATACCGTTTTGTGCTTGCGTAGCTTGATCTTTAACTAAAATGCGGTTGCCATTTAACAGCGTGTAACCATCAAGAACGGTCAGAGCAACCGACAATGTAAGAGTAGCGCCTACGCCTGAAGAACCATTGTTGTATGTTACTGTGCCACCAGTAATGCTTGCCAAAGTACCTGTAGTAGCTGCATTGCAAGCTGCATGAACATTCAACCCTTGCGCCACCGCATCTACATATTGCTTAGTAGCCAGTTGTAAAGCTGTGGTAGGGTCTTGCGTTACAGCAACAGAGGTCAAACCACCTAGAGTTAAAGATGTACCACCTAACGAAATAGATGTTGACCCAATAGATAACGCACTATTTACTAATGCTGAGTTTGGCACATTAGTTAACGTATTGCTGGAGCCACTAATTGTTTTATTAGTAAGTGTTTGATTACCTGTGGTAGTAATTACTGTTGCGTCAATGCCAATGGTTATTGGCGCCGAGCCATCAAAGCTACCACCTGTTAAACCTGCACCAATGGTTAACCCATTAGTTACTGATACAGTATTATTTGCACCACTAATAGTTTTATTAGTTAGCGTTTGAGTATTTGATAGCGTTGCAGTAATAGTGGTATCAACACTAATTGTACCTGTTGATGTAATTGGGCCACCTTGAAGACCATTACCTGTCAGAATGGATGTAACACCAGAGCCTGCAGCAATTGTTGCCCATGACCCATTCAAATAAGCTTCAAAAAGACCAAAGTCTGTATTGTAGCGAATCGTACCATTTGTAGGTAATGCAGCTCGAGCGGCAGTACTACCAGAAGGCACAACCACACCTGCTGTACCCGGCAAAACAGGATTACTAGTAATAGAAATGGTTGGATTGCCTGAAGTGCCTGCGCCATCTGTTACAGTGATTTGCCCACTTGAGCCTGCCAACTGGCGTATAGTTGCGCCTGTACCCAGCATTGTCAGCTGCCCGTAACCACTTAAACCTGCAATCGCTGCGGGAACCCCCGTTAAGGCAATCGTAGGATCACCAGAGACACCACTGCCATTTGTAATGGTTATACCTTGGCCACTGACTTGAAGTGTCCTGGGTGTTAACGTAGTGCTTCCGGTTTTTGCCATAATGCCTGTACTGGCATTAATTAGGCTTAAGAGTGCACCAGTAGTGCCAATTTGAAACAATCCTTGCGCGCCACCGTCAGAAATGGTTAAACCTGAGGCCACGCCTACATAACGACTATTTGCAAGAGTAGATTCTAAATTAACTGTAAGGAAAGTCTGAGTTTGCGCAGGGCTGGCAGCTATGGCGCCTGTTGTAGTTTGTACAGTGACGCCATTTTGAACAATGGGGACAGCTTCAGTACCAGCAATGGTACCTGCTGAAGGTAGTTGAGTAATCTGTATGTTTGCCATATTAAGGACTTAAATTATCCAAGTTTCCGTTATTTTCCGGATTATCTTGATTATCTTCAGGCGAGATTTGATTATTCTCGTATGGTCCAGTAATCAATGCATCCGGATCTGTACTCACATCGGCATCAGGCCGTGGAAAACGAATCGAAATCTTCTCAGGTTGCCTTGCCGGTAACCTATATGGGTCAAACTGATCTTTACAACCTTGATTACATACTCTTAACCCAGGAAAATTAGGATCTTGAGATAAATCAATATACGCCCTTTTCATACGACAACGATCGCATATCGCTATGCTAATTATACTATTGCCAAGTGTATCTAGTGTACGTGGCATTAGCTTGTATAAGGCGCTATGTTAGGCGCAAGATAAATCGGTGACTTATCTCTTTCTTCTTGATCTGCTTGATTCCAATACTTATCAGCTTGCTGCTCAAGATATGTAATTCTACCTGCATCAACGCCGGGCAATTCCATAGCCATTTGATGGGCAAGCATATTTTGAATTGCTAAATACCATCTTTGTGGGATCTCTAACTCACCACTCAATGCGCCTACATCTTGTATTTGCCGATGGTACCACGCAACTATTTGCTTAAATGGGTTACCCGGTACAGGCCATGTATACATTGAAGGCTGCGGGATAGTTCTATCAAACCAAAACAATAAAGGCTGGTCTGATGTGAAATTCTTATTAGGCAAATTAGTGTAATCGTCACGATTTAAACGCGCCATAGGTATTTCTGTAGGCGCTGTGCCCCACACCAATTCACGAACAGCTAAAGTACCACCACCATTTTCTTTAATTCTCCACAAAGGCGTACTTTGTGAAGGCTCAAGATCATAGTAATACCATTTACCATCAACCCAAGTGGTTGCTCCGGGTGAGTATACAGTGGTCCAAGTAATATTATCTGTACTACATTGGATAGCTATATTAAAAGAAGCAGAAGTACCTGCCAGAATGCCTACTGTTGCAATATAAACGTTATTTCCTGTGCCATTGCTAATGCCAAGATACCCGTTTGGCGCGCTTTGTTGGCAAATTGTGTCTGTATTACCATCATAGGCGTTTGCAACATTGCCTGAAGAGCCAAACATACCTGTAGTAACACGAGTAACTGAGCGATAATTGGCGTTTAGAACATCAACAGTGCCTAATGGCATGTCATAGATGTATTGCTCTTGGTAAAGGCCTTGTACGACTTTATTAATGCACCAATATTGAATACCACGATTGGCCATATTGGAAAGAACATAATATAGACTGGTCTTTGAGGCTAAAACTTGCTCATTGGTAAGCTCTTCTGCCAATTTACCAGCACGACGAGCCCCATGGTCAATCAGTTGTTGAACCGAAATAACTGTAGTACCGACGGTTCCACTTGTTGACATGAATTACCACCTTCCTGTCTTTTTTGTAGTTGTCAAAGAACCGCCATCAGCGCAATGCCAACGCTTAAGAGACGCCGCTTTTCGAGTAGGCTGCCCTTTGTCATCTTTCATAGGCCCCGGCATACCACTCATACGTGCGCAAAAAGAATCGTGTCTTGGACCCTTTGCTTGTGGCGCCTTAAGGTTACTACCGGTTGCACTATTAAATTTATCTCGACCTTTTTGAGTAAGGCCGGCGCCTTGGCTTGTAGGCAACTTTTCCCCACGACTAACAGATAGTCTAGGGTCGCCACCTTTTGCCATTTTTGCTGTCTTGGCTGCAGCTTTAAAATCAGCCGCAGTAGGCGCGCCTTTAGCACCAACTTTGCGCATCTTTTCACCAGAGCCACGCTCAATTCTTTCACGCTTGGCATGAATATTCTCATACAAACCGCCGCCAGCTTTCATTTTCTTTTCGGAAAATAATTTATCCACCATAGCCACCCTTTGAGGTTTTGTGGTTACGTTCTCAATAATTTCTGCACGTTCTGATTTGTTTTTTCCTGCATCATAAAACCCAGCCTTTTTTAAAGACTTAGTTACTCCACCATCTTTAAATTTCTTACCCTCATCAGCTTTGGCAAACTCTTTGCCAACTTTTTGAGGCACACCGCCATACCCACCTTTAGTGTGAGCTGCAGCTTGCATTAAGCGATGTTGAGCTGGTGATTTGCTTGGCATGATTAAGCCATAGGGTTGACGTAGTGTTTTTGCATCTCAAGAATTATTGTGTATGAGTCGCCTGCAGACCCATCTAAAGTAGTGAAAGTAATCACGCCATCTTTACCAGTGCCAGCGTTATTCCATAACCCACCAAAACCTGAATAATCTTGCGTATAATTTGTATTTTGCGGAATAGTTCCAATAACTACAGGCGTAGTTGCCTTCCAGTTCATTTGAACTTCTAAGCCATGCGTCGTAGCCGTACATTTTAAAATAGTCACAGCATCACAAGCGCCACCTGCAACAGAAGATGAAAGTGCTGAAGGCGTTACTTTTGCAACAGCAGACTCATTTTCAGTCGTACTCATAGTTGCGTAAAACTTCATAATGGCAACTCTTTCGCCATCAAACAATGTTTGGGATGTAGCAGTAATAGTCATGTCAATTCCCTAATCAAAAGCAGGGGCCGAAGCCCCTACTCTATTTAGCAAGAGCCGCCGTACTTTTTCTTCATTACAGTATGGCCACAAGAGTCACCCTTCATTTCAACGTGGCCGCCTTCTTTATACTTAGAAGGCGTAATCTTGCCACCAGTTTTGTATGCAGAAGGCGTAATCTTGCCGCCAGTTTTATAGCCACCTTGCATATTAGCCACACCACCAGTAGCCTTTTTCATAGCGTGCATTCCACCATGCTTTAACTTAAGCGTGGTGCCTTTGTCACCCTTATGCTCTTGCATATCATGTTGCTTAAAGGCTTTTTTCATCATGGCCTTGTCTTGCGCCATATCTGCTTTGCCACCTTCTTTCATAGCTGCTGCCATTAAAGGCGGGGCTACATTAGGACGTGCTGCACGAGGCATACCCATTGCACCAGTACGTTGGATCGCAGCAGGCATACCTTTTTTCATACGAGGCTCAACTGAAGTTTCAGTTGTCATCTCTTTAGGTTCGCGTTTAAACTTAGCCATGCTATACTCCTTAAGCTTGTGTAACGCCAAGGGCGCCAACACGAGTTGCATTAGGGCCTACAGCAATTGCTGGCAGGGCTATTCCCATCACAAGACGTTTGATGCCATCTGCCGCCGAGGAGGGCAAATAAGTACCACGCACATCACCTGTGGTTGTGGTGGCCGTCAATGTAGCGGCAACAGTCATGGTGCCAGCATCTTCAGCCAAAGTATTGTCCCAGCCCGCACGGGTGACGTAGCCCCTATCAGTGATACGCAATGGCGCACCCAAGATGT